AAATAAACCATTCGCCAGCTGAGGTTAAACAAGTGGAATTATCAACAACAGCAGATAGAATACTGTTTGCAATTAAAAATAAGAGAAATGGATAAAAAAGTAAATTTAGCCACTACGCAAACTGTATCTAGCAACTATGCAGGTAAAGATGCTGGTGTTATTATAGGTGCAGCTTTTAAAGAAGCCGACACTTTGAGATTAGGACTATTAACAGTAGCCCAAAATGTGAATTATAAGCTGAATCTTAAAAAGATTGCTTATACTGACGGAACGACTGACTATACTTGTGGTTTTACACCAGCGGGTGCTGTTACGCTTTCTGAAAAAGTAATTACTCCTGAAAAGTTAATGAACTCTTTTCAAGTGTGTAAAGAAGATTACAGACAAACATGGTCAGAAGACTTGTTAGGTGCATCTGCAAACAATGTGATGCCATCTGATATTCAAGAGGCTATTTTAACAGAAGTATTAGAGTCTCAAGCTGAAAAAATCGATACCGATATTTGGACGGGATTAGCTGCTACTGATGGAGAATTTGCAGGGCTTATCGAACAATTCGATGCTGATGCTGCTATTATCAAAGATGGTAACGGTGTAACTGGTCCTGGTCATTCAGTATCAGAATCTACTGTACAAGCGGATATTAAACTAGCTTTAGCTGCTATTCCTGTTGCGTTAAGACGTAAGGATTTAGTTGTAGCTGTTTCGCCCGATGTTTTCCAAGCGTATATCTTTAAAATGATTTCATTAGGTCAAGCTAATGATGGAACTAGCGAGCCTAAACAAGCGCGTTTCGGTAGATATACTTTAACAGAAGTTAATGGTTTGCCAGATGACACTATCGTAGTTTACGAAAAGTCTAACGTTGTATTTGCTACAGGATTGTTAGGTGATCATAACAATATCCAAATCGCTGACGAAGACGAAATGGGATTGATGACGGGTCAAGTTCGTGGTAAACTTGTTTATAATGCGGGTGTAGGTTATTACAACTCTAACGAGATTGTACATTTATTGCTTACAACATAAGAAGTATTAACATGGGGGTTGATTTTTCAGCCCCTTTTTAAAAAAAATTAGATATGGCATGTGATGCACTAACGACAGGACGGGATAAGGCGTGTTTTAACCAAATTGCAGGTATAAAAAACGTATATTTCTCTACTGATGATTTGGGGGCTATTACTTATGACGTAACTGATACCGATGTTATTACTACTTTCGCTGGAACACCCGAATTTTTTAAATATGAAATGAGGGGTACTAACAACACTTTTGATGCGGGTACGATAAACAAAGATATGAATAACGGAACGGTATTCTTTACGCAGAATTTAACGGTTAATTTCGGTAAATTAGATAAGGCTACCCACAAGGAAATTAAACTATTAGTATGGGCTTCACCCACGGTAATAGTAGAAACTTATAACGGGGATTATTTTGTAATGGGATTGCTTAACGGCGCAGACGTAACTGGTGGTACTATACCTACAGGTGGAGCGAAAGCTGACTTTAGCGGATATTCTTTGACTATGACAGCCGAAGAAATAACGCCAGCTAACTTTTTAGACACTAATATAACAGATACTACGGCTACAGTTTCAGCTACTCAAATAACACCTTAAAAAATTAGTTTTCATAGTTAATTAGGTTTGACCCTGCCCTACGTAATATTGTGGGGTGGGGTTTTTTATAAAACAAAACTCCCCTTTTTTTGTTATATTGTATATGAATATATTACTCGAATCTGCTTTACCGCAGACACTTAAATTTATACCTAGAGAATACCCATCTAATATAGATTATTCTATTACTAATGAGGGCACTAATACCACCGCTACAGGTACAGGTATTTCAGCGACTATATCAGGGGGTTATCTACAAATTACAGAGATTTTTACATTAGTAGAGGGTAATTTTTACAACTACGATATAACTAGCGGGGGTTTGATATACCGCGGTAGGATATATTGCACAAACCAAACGGTAAAAGATTTTACTATGGATAGTGGACTATACACGGAATCAACAACACGCGATAACGAATACGCAATTTATGGACAATAAAATACAATCTAATATACGTGTAGTTAATTTAGCTAACTACGTACAGCCAACAGTTGAGGAAGTACCAAGCAAGGAATATGTTACTTATGGTGATAAAAATAGCTATTTCTATTATCTTATAGACCGCGCTAGAGGTTCTGCAACTAACGGCAGCGTTATAAACTCTATCGTACAACAAATTTACGGTAAAGGATTAAATAGTGACGCGCTTAATGAAATGATTGATGTAGAGGATCAAAAGCGACTCGCAAACGATTTAAAACGTATGGGTCAATGTGCTATGCAAGTTCAATATTTTGGTAATAGAGCATCTGCAAAAGCTACACACATACCAGTTGAAACACTAGCACCCGAAAAAGCAAACGAAGATGGAGAAATAGAGGCGTACTACTATTCCAAAGATTGGTCTAAGGTTAAAAACGTTAAAGACCTAGAACGCATACCCGCTTTCGGCACTTCTGACGAGGGTTTAGAAATTATATATATCAAACCATACAACGCAGGGTTATTCTACTTTAGTGTGCCCGATTACCATGGTGGTTTGCAATATGCGAACTTAGAAGAAGAAATATCTAACTATCATATCAATAACGTACAGAATGGTCTAGCACCGAGTATGTTGATAAATGTAAACGGGGGTGTTCCTGAAACAGAAGAAAAAGCACGAAAGATAGAAGAGAAGTTTATAGAAAAATATAGCGGCTCGTCTAATGCGGGGCGTATGGTTTTGATGTTTAATGACAATGCAGAAAACGCGAGTAGCATAACGCCGATACCATTATCAGACGCATCAGAGCAGTATCAGTTTTTATCAGAAGAAGCTGCGCGTAAGATATTAATATCTCACAGGATTGTTAGCCCGCTATTAATGGGTATAAACACGGCTACGGGGTTTTCGTCTAACGCTGATGAACTGAAAGTAGCGAGTGTATTGACAGAATCAATGGTAATAGAACCATTTAGAATGTTATTGATCGACCAAGGTTTTAGCCCTTTAATGGAATTTAACGGTAAATCAGAAGACTTAGAATTTGAGTCTTTAAACCCTTTTGATAAGTTAGTAGAAGAAGAAATAGAGGAAGAAGTAGAGGAGATAGAAGAAACAGAACTATCTAGCCATGACTTTGACCATGAAATAGCGACAGAATTAATAGGGTTAGGTGAAGATGAAGACCTAGAAAACTGGGAATTGATAGATGAACGCGAGGTATTATATGACTACGAAGATGAACTAGACACGCAGATACACGAACTAAACAACCCTAAAGAATCGTTATTAAGTAAGATTAGAAACTTTGTAAGCACAGGAACAGCGATACCAAACGCTAAAAGCGAACAAGACGGGGAAAACTCGCAAGGTGTAAAGTTTAAGGTTCGTTATCAATATGCGCCGCTAAAAGTTAGTGAGAACAGCAGAGCATTCTGTAAATCTATGGTAAGTGCGTCTAAGGTGTACAGAAAAGAAGATATTATAAGAATGGATAACCAACCAGTAAACGCGGGATGGGGTTTAAATGGTGCTGATACCTATTCTATATGGTTATACAAAGGCGGTGGGGCTTGTCATCACAAATGGTTTAGAAAAACCTATGTACAGCGCAGTAAAACAAAGATAGATATTAATTCACCACTTGCGCCAACAATAAGTACAACAAAAGCAAGACAAGAGGGATTTAGACCTGAAGCAAACGACAGTAAAGTGAGTGTAGCACCCGTTAATATGCCTAACCAGGGGTTTGTAAACAAGTAGAGATATGGCAACAGCATTATTTATAAAAGCAGAAGATTTAAAAAGGAGTACTATCTTAGATGGAAACGTAGATACTGATAAATTCATGTATCAGATTAAGATAGCGCAGGAAATACACATACAAGATGTTTTAGGTACTGATTTGTATGATCGGTTACAGGCGGGTATAATAGCAAGTGATTTGAACGGTGATGAAACAACGTTAATAAATGACTACATACAGGATGCATTAATACATTTTGCAGCAGCACAGTACTTGCCATTTGCAGCTTATAAGGTTTCAAACGCAGGTGTATTTAAGCACCAGCCCGAAAACAGTATAGCTGTTGATAAATCAGAAGTTGATTTTTTAGCGCAGAAAGAACGTGACTTTGCACAATATTATACGCAACGGCTTATAGACTACTTGTGTAATTATTCAAGTCTATACCCTGAATATTCTACGAACACTAAAAATGATATTTCACCTAATACAACGCTACGACTAACAGGCGGTTTTTATTTATGAGAAAGAAACAGTACACCCCTAAAAAAAACAATATTAATAAGTTGAATAAATATATGAAATTCGACCAACTAAAACAATTAGAAAATGGCAATAGTAAACAACGGCACAGTAAATAGCATTAGCGCAAAACAAATACCTAGCGGGTACACGCGCCCAACAGTAACACTAATTAGTGACTACCACTATAAAAGAACAATAACATTAACGGTTCTTAAAAGCACGGTAGAGAACAGCACAGCATCTACCACAATGACTAATATAATTACTAACGTAACGGTGGGCATCACTAAACAGATAGACGATATTATGGCTGCTGACTTCTTGGCGAGTGCTACGGTAACGTGCTACGCTGATATGCGAACATTAACAACAACACTAGCAGATATCAACGGCTCTGATGCGTGGCTAACAGACACGGCAACATCTTACAGCGCAGTAATAGATTTATATGTTAAAGCTGTATAGTGAAACATCTACTAGACAAAATATTAAACTGGGGTATCAGTAAAAAATTAACGGTATATTTAATTGCTACTTACAGTTTTTTTGCCGACAAATTAACCGCTGACCAATACATAAAACTCTCGCTTATGTATCTTGGCACACAGGGCGTAATCGACTTGTGGAATAAAATAAAAAAATAGTTATGAATCAACAAGATAGAGATGAGTTTATAGAGTTACGCGCAGAGGTGACACATATAAAAGATGAAATAACCGAGATAAAAGAGGGGCAAGACGATATAAAAGAGAGGCAGG